TGCTTTTCAATGGATTGCCGGTCTTATTACTGGTAAATTCATCAACGCCGACGGTCACGAGCATCGGCTTGCCCATCAATGCGTCGGTTGTCTGGGGAGGAAACGGGGCGCGTAACACACCACAGATGCGTTTCAACGTGCCTTGCGCGATGTTCTGGGCCTGCTGGCTGGCATTTACGATGTTCAGCCGGTCCTTGATAGTCGATCCAACATGAGGTCCGTCAATGATCTGAATGGTCAATTCCAATATTTTCCCCTTGCCGTCTTTTGTGGATACGATCTTGTCTCCGGCGATGACCGCTTTATATACACCTTCCGGGACTACGATAAAACTTCCGGCTTCCGGAACATTCGCGTCAATGTTTATCCCCTGTAAATTTGCCATGATTTTTATTCTCCTTTATTGGGTTGATTTTTTATAGCTGTTAATAATTCAACAAAGTTAAGCGGTAAAGTGTCCGGTAAAACATAGCGTGTTTTTGCGCGCCATGCCGGTTTATTTGTGGTGTGGATTACACGCTCGGCATTGTTGATCGCCTTGCCTGTGTCGGCGTTTACCGTTACGGAAAATCCGGCAAACAAAACAACGTCGGCCCATTCCTCAAGCCTCGCCGCCGCTGTTTTATGGAGTTTGATTTGAAAACGATCATACGGATCTCCATCCGGCGGGGAAAATAATTTAATCTCGTTATGCGCCAGGATAACGCAGGCCATGCCTTTGTCGCGGAGCAGGTTCAGTCCATTGAAAAACTTTTCCCAGTACTGCATGGCGAAAACATAACCTTTTCCATAACCGATTTTCTCGATGGATGTTACTTTGTTTTCATCGCAAACCGTCGTCCAGATCAGTTTTTCAAGCCAGTCAGCGGTGTCGATAACGACCGTTTTATACTCGTGTGACTGATTGATCAGCATGTCCATATAGCCGAAAAATTCATCAAGGGTTTTTGCTACCGGAAAATGCGGAACATCGATAGCCACCAGGCCGTCTTCGGTCTGGATGAATATCGGAGCCGGTGCGCCTGCTGCCCATGTGGACTTTCCGATGCCGTGAATCCCATGCAGAACGATCCGGGGCGGCTTACTTTGTCGGGTGGTTTTGATCAAGTCTTGGAGGTTCATTCGATCACCTCCACTTTAACACTGGTTTTTGCCGGTTTGCTGGTTACACAGAGGGCAATGGCAGGATTGACAAGCGAAGCTGCCCTGTATGCCGTCAGGTTGATTGTCGGTTTAAGATCAACGAATTGCAGTGCTTTCGGCAGGCTCAGGGCGACGTATTTGTCATAATCAAGCGTCCTGGTCAGTTTAGTTGTGACGGCGACCTTATAATTTTCTACCTCCTTTGTCGTCGTGCCTTCGAGTTTCAGGTTTCCCATCTTTGCGATGATGGCCTCTTCCGCTGCGATGCGTCCTTCACGCGCCGCGTCCTCAATGCTTTTTGCTATGAGGAAATTTTTCAATAAATCTTTCATGTTACCTCCTTTTAGAAATCCCGATGCAGTCAATTTGCATCTTCGTTTCTGTATTTGGCTACGCTTATAAAATAAATTGTTTTTCTTGTCAATCTTTTTTTTCTTTTTTTATTGATATTTTTTTATTTTATGGTATTGTGCAAAAAACAAGAAAGGAGATTGCCGATGATTAATTGCATAAACCATCAAGATGACAAAGGTTTAGTTTATAATGAACCAAAAGGCCCGCATAAATATTCACGCCGATGTTCTGTGTGCGGTAAGTTTCTGGAATGGGTATCTGAAAAAAATGCTAAAAGAGAGGGAATTGCCGATGCGAATAGCAACAGAAGCGCAGATTCAACGGGGAGTCTTAGATTATCTTGAACTCCTGTCAAGAAAAAAACCGATCTATTATTTCCGGTCCGCCGCTGGAATGGTGCGAACAGAGCAGGGGAGTGTTTTTAAAACAGGAAAACCAGGAACTCCTGATGTTTCGGTGTGTTTTGATGGTCTGTTCATCGGTCTTGAGATAAAAACAACCACCGGGCGGCAATCGGCATTGCAGAAAAAAGCGCAAGCAGAAATAGAAGCCGCCGGGGGGAAATATTACATTATCAGATGCTTGGAGGACGTTTGGAAAATTTTGAGTTAAGACAATACCAGAAAGAAGCTCTGGACAAAATAGATCAGGAATTGAAAGTCAAGCAGAATGTTTTGTTTGTCGCGGCAACCGGCGCCGGTAAGACAGTCACGATCTGCCGGATGATCAATACATATTACAAAGAGACTGATCGGCGTTTCTTAATTCTGGTAAACAAACAGGAATTGATCATGCAGTTTCATGCCGACCTGATGAGAAAAACCAGCATTCCAGAACAAGAATTGACTATCTGTTGCGCCGGATTGAAATCAAAATATGTCGATGGGCGCGTCACGATTGCCACTGTTCAATCGTTTGTCGGAATGATGGATAGTTACCCTGGGGCTGATTTGGTCATTCTGGATGAAGTCCACGGCGTTACTGTTGACGGTGAATATGGGAAGGTTTTAGATTATCTAAAATCGAAAAAACCATATATGCGCATACTAGGATGTACGGCCACTCCATACCGATTAGGTCATGGAATGATCTACGGTTCGGCCTGTATCGCGCCAGAGAAAAACCTATTTGACAACATATCGCATCGGATAACATATCAGCAGCTACGTGATGCCGGGTATCTGGTATCATTGAGAGGCAAGGTTGCGCATGCCGACAGCCTGACCAGAGATTTATCAATGGTTACGGTGTCCGGCGATTATGTTTTAAACCAGTTAGGTGAAATTATGTGTCGAGAAGTTCATTTATCGACTGGGCGGGAAGCAGTAAAAGAATATTGTAAAGAATTTAAACGAGTATGCGTTTTTTGCTGCACCATCGATCACGCTGAAAAGCTGAAAAAATTAATTAATGAAGACGAGCCTTGCGTGACTGTTCATAGTCAATTAACGCAAATTGAGCGTGTCGCGGCCCTGGATGCCTGGAAGTCCGGCGATGCGCGGATTTGCACCAGTGTCAACATTCTGGCCGAGGGCTTCGACTACCCCGCTTTGGATTGTCTGGTGTTCGCAAGACCAACGCTATCAGCGCGCCTTTTCGTTCAGGCAATCGGCAGGGTATTGCGTACCAGTCCGGGCAAAGAAAGCGGCTTCCTGCTTGACCTGACGGATAATACGGCCAGATTTGGAACAGATATTGATAAAATAAAAGCCGATGTTCCGAAGCGTGTTATTGAAGGCAAGGAAAAGCAAGATGCAATCTGGAAATTTTGTCCTCAGTGCGCCTCTGAGTGTCACCAGGCATTGCGTAAGTGCGACACCTGCGGATATGAGTGGCCCGCTCCGGAAATTGTTGAAGCGGCGTTTGTGCCCGAGATGAAGGACGTTTCGTTTGAACCTGATCCGCCGGTAGTTGTCCGCCCTGATGAAATCTATATGTCAATCCATACGTCAAAAAATGGCAAGCAGTTAGGCAAATGCGCTTTTATCTGCAATCGTTTCAAGTTTTTATCAGTCTGGTTTTGCATGGAAGATTATTACAATGGCTATGCAGTGTCGGCGGGAGCGAAACGCTGGAAGGAGATGGGCGGGTTTGATCCGTACCCGGAAACGTGCGAAGAGTTTGAACGCCGGGCGGAAAATGAGTTTGTTGTCCCGATGGAGTTAATAGTTGATATTAATGGGAATTATCCCGAAGTGAAAAATATCATACAACACGAAGACACCGGCATAGGGGTAGGCGAGCCTGACGTCCCGTTGTTTGAGGATGATTGCCCGTTTTAACAAAATTAAAGGAGTAAAAACATATGGAAAACGAAAAACAATGGTACACGACAATGGAGGCAGCAGAGGCTATTGAGGTATCACAGAGCTGGATTATTAAAATGATCCAGGACGGTAAAATCCCGTTTGTGTGGTTCGGCGGACGGAGGAAGATAAAGGCGGAAACAGTCGAAGAATTACGCACAAATGGGAGTAAATAAAAATGAAAATATCTCTATTCCGTGGTGGTTTTGCTACTCTTTACAGCACTGAAATAATTGAAACATGGGATGAATTTGTTGATCTGGTTGCCAAGCCGGTTATTGGAATTAAAAATGGAGATTATTTTGTGCGTGGATACTGCGCCGGCCCACGGTGTGATGCGTCGATTACACATCCGGAAATGATAATCATCGATGGCGATCAACTCGAAAATGACGGATCGTCATGTTGCCCTCCCCAGCCCGTCCATTCCGCAATGGTCAATGCCGGGATAACCCATGTCATTTACACCTCATATAGCAACGATGTTATAAACAGCAGGCACAAGTGGCGACTATGTATTCCCTGTAATGATTTGACAGACGCCGGAGATTTACACCAGGGAGTAAATGAGATCATTGGATATTTACACCGTTCCGGCCTGCGTGTGCGTAACGTTGTTGAAAACATGACATTATCACAGCCCTGGTTTACGCCAAGAGTGCCCGCCGTATCTGTTGATGATTTTTACGCTCAATGGCATGATGGAGAAACATATCAACTTGGCAAGTTTCCCCAGAACGGAGTCGAAGTCACAGAAAAAACACCGGCTTCATCGGCGTTGGGTCAGTTCTCGTGGGATTATGTGTTTGATCAATTTCAATCCGGCACGATACACCAGGGAATTAAAGCCGCTTCAGGCTGG